CCGCTTGTACGCCTTGATCATCACCTCCTCAGAGTCCATGTACACGTCCTCCTCAACGGCGTCATCCCCCATGGCCATGACCCAGCTGTCCCCCAAGTCCGTAAGGAGCACAGCCTCGTTGGCTCCAGCCAACCAACCCAGCATCACCCTCATCCTCGAGTTTGACGAGGAGGTGTTGTAGCTGCCAGACTTCTGCAAACCGCGCTGGACTTGGTCGTAAGACGACCCGTCAGACAGCACGAAACGCGAGAGTCCTAGCAGCCGCGCACGCCTCCACCACATCGAGTGGTCCCCGTTTACTCCGGCCAAGCGAGCCCTGACTGTGGCGTCAAGGTCAAGCAGCCACTGTGGTACGGACCAATCGAACCCGCTGATGTCGGAAGAAACCGGCCTGGAAAAGTTGGTGCCAATGTAGCGAGCGAGACGGTCAAGGCCCTCATCGTGAAGGCCCATCCCAGGCTTGCTGGGCAGTTCCTCGTTGAGCACGATCTCAGCTTGGTTCTGCTGACCGTTGAGCACCCGCTCGACGAGCTGATCAACGACGGAGATGGATGCGATGAGCCTGTGTCGGCCCTCCGCCACTTTCTCCGCCGAGTGGAGCTCGTTCTTGACGAACACACGCACAGGGTCCACCAATCCAGCATCCACCAGCTGGCCGGCGGTCCACTCCGTGAATGCCTCGAGCGGTGCATCCTCGATACTCTCCAACCTGGCGACAACGATGTCAACCAGGGCGTCTGCTCCGATGGTCTCCAAGAGCAGCGCGTTCGAAGCAGCAACCCGCATGAGCTGGAATCCGGGGCTGGCCTCAGGGTTGAGGTTCTTCACAGCTGCGTGCGCAGCTGCGCGCCAGTCTTCCCGACGGACAGCTTGGACAGCAGGATAGAAGCGAACTGCTCGTTGGACAGCCCACTCGCGAATTTCTCCGCAGGGTTCTTCTGACTGCCCTCGCTTGCCGGCTTGAACCTGGAGGGAGCGAAGCTCCGAGGCTGCGCTCCTATCCGGGACTCTGTATCCTCCAAGATCCGGGAAAGCTTCAACGGCTCTGGCGAGGGCTGCATGGTCTCCTGGCTTGTTGTCGGGCCGGACCCTGGGGTAGGCTCCTGACCTGTTGAAGCCTGGGACTTTGCGAGCTTCCTCCTGCGCTTCTTCTGCGCTGAGGTCTCCTTGGGCCGGATAGTAGCACTCCCGGTAAGATCGGAGGACGTCGCCGGATGTGCGGGGGGCAGAGACCCGGTCTTTGGCTCCGCCCTCCCGTTTCCCTGCTCCGCAGTCTCCAAATCCGCCCAGTTGGCGCCTGTCCGGGACTGAAACGCCATCGCCTTGGGGACGTAGTCCTCCGAGGCTTGCGTGCTGAACCGGATAGCTGCCGCCGACCGCCCGTGGAGGTACA